TGTAAGGAAAAAAAATGGCAAACACGCAGATACCCAATTTGCCATCAGCCGTTGCCCTTAGTGGAACGGAAGAATTTGAGGCTGTGCAGGCTGGCGTTTCCGTTCGTGTCACGGCGTCGCAGATGGCAGCCCTTGGCGGACCTGTAGGCCCAACAGGCCCGGCTGGCATTAATGGCATTCCCGGAGCTACCGGCCCGACTGGCGCAGCCTCAACTGTTCAAGGCCCTACGGGTCCGACAGGCTCCGCAGGCCTGACAGGTGCTTCAGGTCCAACTGGACCCACTGGCCCGACAGGCTCTACTGGCTCGACGGGGCCGACTGGCCCGACCGGAAGCGCGGGGGCTGTTGGTGCGACTGGCGGCACCGGCCCTACAGGCCCGACCGGCCCGACCGGCGCTAACGGTGTAAATGGCAACACAGGCCCCACAGGCCCAACCGGAGCTACAGGCGCAGCTTCAACCGTCGCTGGTCCGACTGGCCCCACAGGTCCCACCGGGTCAACAGGTGCAGCCTCGACTGTTCCGGGTCCGACAGGCCCAACCGGGACTGGTCCTACCGGCCCCACGGGCGCGGCCTCCACCGTTGCTGGACCCACCGGGCCTACCGGTTCAACCGGTGCGACTGGCGCATCCGGCCCGACCGGACCTACGGGCTCTACTGGGGCAACCGGGTCCACAGGTCCTACAGGCCCCACAGGCCCGACAGGCGCAGCTTCTACTGTTGCTGGTCCGACTGGCCCCACAGGCTCTACTGGCTCAACGGGTCCGACAGGCCCGACCGGGGCCACAGGTTTGACCGGATCGACAGGCCCGACAGGTCCGACAGGCTCGACCGGATCGACTGGTTCCACCGGCCCTACGGGGCCGACTGGAGCGGCGTCCACGGTAGCTGGCCCTACTGGACCAACAGGGCCGACTGGCTCGACAGGGGCAACTGGCCCGACCGGCCCGACAGGCGTTGCCTCATATGTCCGCACATCGTTTACGGCGACGGGCGGTCAAACAGTGTTCACCGTTTCTTACACGGTTGGATACGTTCAAGTTTTCGTGAACGGTGTGCTGCTCAATGCAGCGGACTACACCGCCTCCAATGGCACAAGCGTTACTTTGGCCTCGGCCTGTGTCGCTGGTGACATTGTTGAGTTCGTGGCAATTTCGGTGAACACGTTTGCTGCCGGACCCACAGGGCCATCTGGCTTTACGACCGGCTATCAGACGATTTGGGTGCCCGCCGCAGCCATGAGCGCGCGCACCACAAACGGCGCGGTTGCTGGATCAACCGAGCTGGCCACCAACCTAGAGCTTCTTTCTTATTTCGCATTTGACAGCACAACTGCCGAATATGTGCAGTTTAATGTTCAAATGCCAAAAAGCTGGGATGAAGGCGTGGTTCTGCTCCAGTTTGTCTGGACACATCCTGCTACGACCACAAATTTTGGCGTAAACTGGAATGCTCAAGCATACGCCTTTAGCGATGGGGACAACATTAACGCCGCCTTTGGCACAGCGCAAAATGTTGACGATACCGGAGGAAACACGAGTTATTGTTATATAAGCGCCAACACGCCAGCAGTGACGATTGGTGGAACGCCAGCGGCTAGCGACTGGGTTATCTTCCAAGTCTATCGCAACCCTGCTGCGGCTGGTGATACAATGGCAGTTGACGCATATCTTCTTGGCGTAAGGGTTCTCTATACGGCGGATGCGAGCAATGACACCTGAGAATGATTTTGCCATGTTGGATTATGGAGAGTTCAAGGGAATTTTCCGTTATCCTGAAAAGCCAGACCTAGCAGGCAAGCCGTACAGGGAATTTTACTCTGTAAAATACGAGACAGGTCCAGACTTTGAGGGGCTTGAGAATGGATACTGGGTCGTTCGCCATCCCGATCCGGGGTCTCTCCCTGCGCCTGTACCCCCGGCGATCAGCCCCCGTCAAGCGAGGCTCGCTTTGCTCAATATCGGCAAGCTGTCCGAGGTTGATGCTGCCGTGGCAAACAGCACAGAGGCGAATAAAATTACTTGGGAGTATGCCGTTCAAATACTTCGTGACGACCCGCTTGTGTCTTTTTTCGGGTCAGAGCTTGGTTTTACTAGCGACCAAATAGACGATCTGTTCCGTGCAGCGGGCTCCCTATAATGCTAAAGGTAACGCAGCTTTCCGGCTTTTCAGGTAATGGGGGCGCGGGTGCGGCTGGCCCCTCAAAGTCTATAGCTATTGCGCATGAGTTGTCCCCATACGTCACAGCCTATCCTTGGTCATCGTCTGGCTTCGGAACCAAATTCGCAAATCCTGCCACGCTACCGGCTGGAAATGGGAACGGGGTATCATTCTCCGCTTCAGGAGACGCAATAGCTGTTGCTCACACAACTACCCCGTTTGTAACAACTTATCCTTGGTCATCGTCTGGCTTCGGAACCAAATTCGCAAATCCTGCCACGCTACCGACTGGAAATGCATATGGGGTATCATTCTCTCCCTCAGGAGACGCAATAGCTGTTGCTCACACAACTACCCCGTTCGTCACAGCCTATCCTTGGTCATCGTCTGGCTTCGGAACCAAATTCGCAAATCCTGCCACGCTACCGACTGGAAGCGGGAACGGGGTATCATTCTCTCCTTCAGGAGACGCAATAGCTATTGCTCACGCAGCTTCTCCATACATCACGGCCTATCCTTGGTCATCGTCTGGCTTCGGAACCAAATTCGCAAATCCTGCCACGCTACCGACTGGAAACGGGAGCGGGGTATCATTCTCTCCCTCAGGAGACGCAATAGCTGTTGCTCACTCAACTACCCCGTTCGTCACAGCCTACCCTTGGTCATCCTCCGGGTTTGGGACAAAGTTTGCCAATCCCGCCACGCTACCGACTGGAAATGCATATGGGCTGTCATTCTCCGCTTCAGGAGACGCAATAGCTATTGCTCACGCAACTACCCCGTTCGTCACAGCCTATCCTTGGTCGTCGTCTGGTTTTGGGACCAAATTCGCAAATCCTGCCACGCTACCGGCTTGGCTTAGCTATGATGTAGCCTTTGGAAGCATCTAATGGAAAAGAATGATGTAATTAAAATCTTGGAGGAAGCTATCCTTTTGAGGAAAAAGGACATAGCTGAGCGCCAGATTGATATAGACAATCACAGGCTATCGCTGAGTATAATTGATGAAAAATACTCAGATAACAAAGATGTCGCTGATTACAGGCGGCATCTTGAAGAGTTGCTTAGGACATCAATTCTTGAGCAAACAAAGGTAAAAATCTTTCTTGAGGCGACGGAAAGAAATCTGCAAAATGTAATAAATACGTTTGACCCGTAGGCCGAAATTAGGAGCGTAAAATGACAATCCCTAGAAACCTCTCAGCCCTTGCTCCAAACGTATCGACGGCTGGCGCTGTCAATGTCGCTGGCGGCGGAACAGGACTGACCGCAACGCCCTCAAACGGGCAAATTCCGATTGGCAATGGCTCTGGATATGCGCTTGCGGCAATTTCTGCTGGCAACGGCATCGCCGTTACGAACGGCGCTGGCACAGTGAGTATTGCTCAGGACTTCTATGCGGGCTCTACGACCGGTAATACGTCTTACCCAATCGGAAGCTACATAATTGTAACCAATGGAACATGCGCCACCTATAATGTTAATGCTACAATAACGCCTTATGTCGTTACGGCTGGCGCTGAGACAGTATGGGATGCAACATCGACAGGGCGCGCCGCAATAACCGGCACTTGGCGTTCCCGTGGAAAAGTTGGTTCTGCAAGTGGTTATCTTGTGCAGAGGACAGCATGACAGAAATTGTCAAAAACCTTGTCGTGAAGTGCGTTGATGATACAAAGGCGTACATCTGCACTGTAGATTTGTGGGATGATTGGTCTCAATCTTGGGAGACAAATGTTCCATATGTCGCGAGGGCTGGCGATCCAGCGCCGGTCAATGTCTGGATTATCGAACAAATTGGCACTGGCGAGTACGACCCGATTGATGCCTGCCCGCTTCCTCCGCCTCCGGCAGAACAAGTTCCCGGTAGCGGGCCTGTAATCTCATGATGCCAAGGACAACCTCGGTAAATCCGGGGAAACTTTACTGCACCATCTATGATTTTGACGAAGCGGGGGATACACTCCCGCTTCACGTTCATGATGAAACGAACAACCACATAACTGTCATTTCTCGCGGCTCCTTTCGAGCGTTTGGCAATGAATGGGAAGTGGTTGTCAGGGCTGGTGACTTTTTGGATTGGAAGCCACATGACCCGCATGGGTTTGAGGCACTTGAGCCAAGGTCAAGGCTTGTCAACATCGTGAAGGGAAGCGGAGAGGCCGGTCAGCTTTTCATTTGACCTGTTCGGGAGGGGTAAATGCCGTTTAGTTCTCGCAACGGTAAGGACTTTATTCGTAAAATAGCAGACTGCGTGCCACACAAAACGGTCCTTGATGTGGGAGCGGGGTGTGGAACATACGCAGTCATGTTCGATAGCTCGATTGTAACTGGAATTGAGATTTGGGGTCCATACGTCGAAGAGTATGCGCTTCGCTCAATTTATGACAAGCTGATCGTTGGTGACGCTCGCGAATGGCATCCGGCCAAAGACGAGCGTTATGACATTGCCATTGCTGGAGATGTTCTTGAACACATGACCGTCAACGAAGCCCATTCGCTTTTCAGTCGCATGGTTTCGTGCGCTGACACTGTTATCATCAGCATTCCGCTCGGGTTCTATCCGCAGGATGAGTACGCCGGAAACCCGTATGAGCGCCATGTCAAGGATGACTGGTCGCACGATGAAGTTGTTCGTGTTTTCGGGAAGCCCGACACCTTCATGATAGAGGGTGAAATCGGCGTTTATGTTTGGTCGAAACATAGGGTTAAGCCAAAGATTTGCGTCTATGCCATCAGCAAAAATGAGGCGATGTTTGTTGACCGCTTTTGCGAGGCTGCAAAGGACGCAGATGCGATCTTTATTGCAGACACCGGCAGCACTGACGACACTGTTTCTCTGGCTCAGAAACATGGCGTTCACGTCAACGAAATCTGCATAACGCCTTGGCGCTTTGACCACGCGCGCAATGCTGCCTTGGCGCTGATCCCCAAGGACTTTGACATTTGCGTTTCCCTTGATCTGGACGAAGTTCTACAGCCCGGATGGCGCGAAGAAATTGAGCGCGTCTGGCACCTCGGAAAGACGACGCGGCTTCGGTATATGTTCGACTGGGGCGCAGGCATTGCGTTCAAGTATGAAAAAATCCACGCCCGGCATGGATACTATTGGCATCATCCCTGTCACGAATACCCGGTAGCAGACGGGCGAATAAAGGAAGTATGGTCTGACACGGACATGCTCCTTGTCATCCACAAGCCGGACCCCACGAAGTCCCGTGGCCAATATCTCGATTTGCTCAAGCTCTCCGTAGAGGAAGACCCGGACTGCCCGCGTAACGGATTTTATTACGCAAGGGAGCTTAGCTTTAACTCGCGCTGGGCCGAGGCCATAGAGCAATGCAAAAGGTACTTGGCGCTTCCTCGCGCTAACTGGCCAAATGAGCGCTGCTATGCCTATCGGGTGATGGGACGCTCTTATGACGCTCTTGGCGATCATTATAATGCAGAGCGCGCATTCCAAATGGCAGCGTATGAAGCGCCCAATACGCGCGAGCCTTGGTGCGAATTGGCAATGCTCATGTATCGTCAATCTAGGTGGGAAGAATGTCTTTCTGCTGCGATGAGAGCGCTCCGCATACAGAGCCGCGAAATGGTTTACACGGTTGACCCTGAAGTGTGGGGACACCAGCCATACGACCTTGCCGCTATTGCAGCTTGGAACATTGGCATTTATGATATGGCCTTGAAATACGGTGAAAAAGCTCTGGAACTTTCTCCCAATGACGAAAGGCTCAAGAGCAATGTAAGGTTTTACCGTGCAGGAAGATCGGAATGAAGATGGACGCGCAATTCATCATCAACACGCTCGGGGCGCTGTTCATTGCTGTTGTTGGGTGGGTTGCGCGCCAGCTTTGGGACGCAGTCCAGCGTCTCAAAGATGATGTTAAGAAAATAGAAGTAAATCTCCCAACAAATTACGTAAGTAAATCAGATTTTGACAAAACTATGCGGCACATAGAAGATATGTTCCAAAGGATTTACGATAAGCTAGACGGGAAGGCAGACAAATGAAAATCTCTCCTGCCGGTATCAATCTTATCAAAGAGTTTGAGGGCTGTAAGCTGACAGCCTATCCCGATCCCGGCACTGGTGGGGAGCCTTGGACTATCGGCTTCGGCCATACGTCTATGGCGGGTCCACCCAAGGTCTTCAAGGGCCTCCGGATCACTCAGCAAGAAGCTGATTACATCTTGGCTAAGGACTTGGTGAAGTATGAGGCTGCTGTTGAGCGCCTTGTCACGGTAAAACTTAGCCAGAACCAGAATGACGCCTTGGTTTCTTTCGCGTTCAATTGCGGGATTGGCAATCTTGAGCGCAGCACACTTCTCAAAAAAGTGAATGCAAAGTGCTTTGATGAAGTCCCGGCAGAGTTCATGAAGTGGACAAAGGCAGGCGGTAAAGAGCTTAAAGGGCTGGTCCGTCGCCGCCGCGCTGAAGCCGCCCTTTGGCGCGGTGTCTCAGACAATTCGCCGCCTGATGAAGCATCAGAGGCTCGCGCCCTCCCTGACAGGCCGAAGCCCAAGAAGACAATGGCCACATCCATTGAGGGCAATGCAGCAATCATCATCGGCGCTGGCAGCGCAGCAACGGCAATTCGCGAAGCTAAGCCGGTGATTGAAGACGCGTCTGACGCATTTACAGCCGCGACCGCTGCTTTTGGCACGCCAGCCGTCCTTGTGTTTGTTGGCTTTGCAATTCTCGCAGCCGTAATTTGGTGGCGCAGGAAGCAGCGCAACGACGAGGACGGCGCGTAATGCTTAAGATTGCGTCATTCCTGTTTTCGCCAGTCACTCGCATCGTCGGGTGGATTATGGCCGTGATTGCTGTTATTGGCATTATCTATGGCCGTGGCAGGCGTGATGCTCGCCGGGAAATAGAGGCTGACGCAAATGAAGAAACCCTTCGCCGCACTCAAGATGCTATTCGCGCTAGGGACAATGCTTCTTCTGGCGAATTGCGCAAAAATGACGGACACCGCCGCGACTAACGGTGCAGTTTGCGTGGTCTGGAAAGATATTTCGTGGTCCAGCAAAGACACGGACCAGACAATTCGCGAGGTTAAAGGAAACAACGCCTCCCGTGACGCATGGTGTAAAACTGCCAAATAAGTGCTAGGATAGGCACTTACGGAGCGCAGAATGACCACAGGCCTCAGTTACAACGGTTCGGTTGCTGGAACGAATAGCTACGTGGATCAAATTGCCACGTTTGCTGTTGTCGATGTTGCGACTGACACTAATTTTGCGACAATCCTCCCGCAGATGATTACATACGCAGAAAATCGGATTTATCGCGATCTGGATTTCCTGTTCACCTCTACCTCCTTGACCGGATACCAGCTTGCGTCGGGCAGCCGCAGCCTGACAATTCCTCAAGGCTCTCTGGTTGTCAGCGAACAGATCAACATAATCACCCCCGCTGGCGTCGCGAACCCTGACCTTGGCACAAGAAATCCGTGCCTTCCGACGACAAAAGAATTTCTGGACGCAGTTTATGGGTCATCCGCTTCCGCTGGCATCCCTCAGTATTTCGTCCCGTTCAATGACAACCTGTTCCTGTTCGGCCCGTTCCCGGACGACAACTATTACGTAGAGATTATTGGCACATATCGCCCGGATAGTTTGTCCGCGACGAACCCGACGACCTTTATCAGTCTCTATCTGCCAGACCTCTTTATCATGGCGAGCATGATCTACATTAGCGCGTACCAGCGCAACTTTGGTCGCATGAACGACGATCCACAGATGGCAGTTACCTATGAGAGCCAGTACCAAGCGCTGCTCAAGGGCGCTGGCGTTGAAGAGGCTCGCAAGAAATTCGAGGCCTCTGGTTGGTCCTCTCAGGGTCCAGCGCCAGTCGCAACGCCGTCGAGGGGCTAAGAAATGGCCCACAGCTCACTGAAGCTAATCCCCGGCGTCGATAAAAACAAAACACCGGCCTTGAACGAGGCTGCTATCTCCGATTGTCAGCTTATCCGCTTTATCCCTGACAGGACGCAGAAGGGCCTAGTTCAAAAGCTTGGTGGATGGAGCAAGTTCTACAACAACACCATCGGCTCAATTGTTCGCGCTCTATGGGCATGGGAAGACACGAACGCCAACTCATACCTCGCTGCTGGCGCTGAAGGGGCTCCTGCTGGCGGCGGTGGCGCGCTCACAGTTATCCAGTCTGGCGGCTCTTCGGACATCACCCCGCAGACAACAACGGCAAATATCGCCGTGCAGTTTTCCACAACAGCCGGGAGCGATGTTGTCACGATCACGCACACGGCAAGCAACATTGACGACTATGACGCAGTTTACATTCAAACACAGGTCAGCGTTGGTGGGCTGATCCTCTTTGGTCAATACCAGTGCCATGCGCTCGGAGCAAACACATACAACATTTACGCGACAGACCCCACGTCTGGCGACCCCGCCTATGCCACATCAACTGTTGCGACTGGCGGCTCTGTTGCTCAATTCACAACAACGGCAGGGAGCGATTTTGTCACTGTGACGCTTGCTGACCACGGATATTTTGTGGATCAGGCGTTCCCTGTCCTCATCGCGACATCCGTTGGCGGCGTTACGCTCTATGGCAACTACAATATCATTGAAATTACGTCCTCAAGTCAGTTCGTAATTTCTGCCACAACACAAGCGTCCTCGTCCGCATCTGCATATGAAAACTCTGGGAATTTGCGCATCACCTACTACAACGGCATCGGGCCGTTGCCTGCGGGCACGGGCTTTGGCGTCGGTGGTTATGGCCTTGGCGGTTATGGCACTGGCACAGCACCAACTGCAAATACAGGAACGCCGATCAACTCTGATGATTGGACACTGGACAACTGGGGCGAAATTCTCATTGCCAATCCAGTAAACGGGCCAATCTACTCATGGAACCCGACAACCGGAGACCCTGTTGCTCTGGTTATAACGAACGCGCCTCAAGTAAATCATGGCGTCCTTGTCGCTATGCCTCAGCGTCAAATCATTGCATGGGGAAGCACGTTCACTGGCATTCACGATCCGCTCCTTATCCGCTGGTGTGACGTAAACAACTTCCAGTCTTGGATTGGCACAATTGAGAACCAAGCCGGGTCATATCGCATCCCGAAAGGCTCTCGCATCGTGCAATGTATTCAGGCAGCCCAGCAAACGCTTGTCTGGACTGATCTTGGCATTTGGTCGATGCAGTATGTCGGGCCTCCATACGTTTACGGCTTCAACGAGCTTGGCACAGGCTGCGGCCTTATCGGCGGCAAGGCGGCTGCGTCCGTAAGCGGTGTTGCTTACTGGATGGGCCAAAGCCAGTTTTATCGCTTGGCTGGCAACGGGCCAGAGCCGATCCCCTGCCCTGTCTGGGATGTTATTTTTCAGGACTTGGACACAAGCAACCTTGACAAAATAAGGGTGGCGGTAAATTCACGCTTTAGTGAGATTTCTTGGCACTTTCCAACAGTGTCGAACGGCGGCGAAGTGAACGGGTTTGTGAAGTATAATTATGTCCTTAACGAATGGGACTATGGCTTCAACACGCCGTCAAACCCATACGTAGCCCGCACCGCATGGATCAATGAAAGTGTTCTTGGCCCTCCGATTGGCGCTGCTGAGAATACCTATATTTATCAGCACGAAACCTCCACGGATGCCGACAATCAGCCGTTGGTCAGCTATTTTCAGACAGGATACTTCGTCCTGAATGAAGCTGATTTCAAAATGTTCATCGACCAAGTTTGGCCCGACATGAAGTGGGGCTATTACGGTGGCTCTCAGGGAGCGAATATCAGGCTCACGTTCTATGTTGTCGATTATCCGGGTGACACACCGGCAACGTATGGGCCATTCACGCTTACTCAGGCCACAAAGTTCATCACTCCGCGCTTCCGTGGACGCCTTGTGTCAATCCGCATCGAAAGCGATGACATTGGTTCGTGGTGGCGTCTTGGTAACTTCCGTTATCGCATCCAGCAAGATGGACGCTACTGATGGCCGCATCACTCGATGATATTCTAACCACCCAAAAGAATGGCGTCATCGCCATCAATAATCTTGCGCAGTATTTGCTTGGCATTTCAACCTTTATGAAGGGCGCAAGCCTATCATCCGGCTCTGCTGGCACAGGTACTTATGGGACGCTTTACACTGTACCAGCGAACAAACAAGTGGCTATTTCAGATATTGAAATCTGCAACACCGGGTCAACGGCGGCCACGTTCTATGTCTCTCTTGTGCCAAGTGGTGGTACGGCAGGGGCAAGCAATGCTCTGTTCTATAACGCGCCGATCCCACCGTACACGACAGTGCAATGGACTGGGCTTCAGGCTCTTGGCGCTGGGGCGACTGTGCAGGCGTATGCGTCTACATCAAATGTCACAATCCTTGTAAGCGGAAACCCGTAATGAGCATCACCGTTTACCCTCCTATGGCATCGCCAGATTATTATTTGGCAATTGCGCGTGGACAGGTCCCCGGCATAACGGTTCAAAATATCTACGGCTATCAGGCTGCTGTTGACGGCACAACAATCCCTCTCTGGGAAAACGCCACGGTATACACGTATCCCTCATCCGCAGCGACGATGACGCTTTATAGCTCGTCCGCGTCGGATACTGCTGTGTCAATTCTCATCAACGGGCTTGATAGCTCGTACAACCCAATAAGTGAAACTAAGGTTCTGACAAACGGGACAACGGGCGTCACAACAACAAACTCGTATATCCGCATCAATAGTATTTCCGTCACTGGCTCCAACAATCCAGTTGGCACAATTTATTTGTCAAATGCGGGCAAAACAACAACTTATGCTCAGATTGCCATTGGCTCCGGGCGTAGTCAGATGTCTATATATACCGTTCCGAATGGGTACACTTTCTATCTCACTCGCGTGAATGGCTATGTAAGCCCAAACAATAATGCCAATTTCTACTGCAACTATAGCGTCTACACGCGAAACATCACGACCGGGATTGAGACAATCCTTCAGCAAGCTCCGTTCGTAAACACATACCAGACAGTCCGCGTTGCGCCCCGCCCATACGCAGCGAAGACTGACATCCAATGGCGCGCTCAGATGTCTTCTGGCACAAGTATTGTCAGCATCGGCGTTGAGGGCATCCTGATCCAAGGGAGCTAACAATGCCTCTTAAGAAAGGTTCGTCCAAAAGAGCGATTAGCTCCAATGTCAGCGAGCTTATGCACACGGGTAAGTATCCTCAGAAGCAGGCTGTAGCCATTGCGCTAAGTGAAGCGCGCCGCTCACGCGCTACTGGCGGTCAGGTGACAAAGGTTCACACCGGGCCAATTCATAGCGCTGTGGCTGGCCGCACAGACCACTTGCCTATGCACGTTCCCAGTGGCTCATACGTCATCCCGGCAGACATCATTTCCGCGATGGGCGAAGGCAACACGATGGCCGGTTTCAAGGTGGCCAAGGGCATCTTTAGCCGCACGCTCTACGGCGGAGCCAAGGCTCGCCCATATGGCGCTCCAACGGCCCCATATGGCCAAGCAATGCCGGGGAAAGCCGAGGGTGGCCCAATTGAGGCTGTCCCGATTGTTGCGGCTGGCGGTGAATATGTGATTTCGCCGGACGATGTTTTGCATGTTGGTGGTGGTGACTTGGGTCAGGGTCATAAAATCCTTGATGCGTTTGTGATCGGAATGAGGAAGAAAACGATCCACACGCTCAAGAAACTTGACCCGCCCAAGAAAGATTGAGGAAGGGAACGGGAATGGTGAACGAAGAGCTTATTGTCAGGACTGCAACGCCAACGGATGTTCATGACATCATGGACCTTGCTTTGGCAGCTTGCGAAGAGAACGGATTTGTTAATCCAAACCCAGAGAAGCTTTTGGCTGAAATTTGGCCTGCGCTCAATAAGGAAAGGGGCCTTGTTGGTGTCATTGGCAGGATTGGACACAAGCCTGAAGGCGCAGTTCTGCTGCGCATAGGGACCATGTGGTACGGCAATGACGAGGTGCTTGAGGAAAAGGCCGTGTTTATTCATCCCGATTTTCGGGCTGCAAAAGGTGGCAGGGCGCGGAAACTTTGCGAATTTTCAAAGCAAGTCTCTGACAGTCTTGGTATTCCATTGATTATTGGTGTACTATCAAGCCACCGGACAGCCGGAAAGGTACGTATGTACCAGCGGATTTTTGGTGAACCAAGCGGCGCGTTTTTTCTTTATGGCACAAAAACTGGCCAGCACGCCGCAATGGAGCATTAGAGAATGGGCGGAAACTTCTATGTGTATGAACACTGGAGGCCAGACCTAGACGTGTGCTTCTATGTTGGCAAAGGCAAAGGACGCCGTGCCAATGATATGCGCCGTGGCCGCAATCGCTATCACAAATTCATTCAGGCTAAGCTTTCTTCGGCGGGACTGGCCGTCGAGGTGCGCATAGTGGCTGGGTGTCTTTCAGAAGATGAGGCTTTCCAACTTGAAATGGAACGCATCGCTTTCTGGCGTGGGACCGGAGCTGATCTTGCAAATATGACGAATGGCGGAGAAGGCCCTTCTGGACGCAAGCACACAGAAGAGTGGAAGCTTGAGAATAGCAAGCGCAATAAAGGCCGGAAAATGCCAGATGGGGCAAGGGCTAAAATTGCTGCGGCTTTGATTGGCAATAAAAACGGACTTGGAAGTAAAAAGTCGCCTGAGGCTGTTGAGAGGACGGCGGCGGCGCATCGTGGGAAAAAAAGGTCTGCGGAGGCTATAGCCAAAATGGTTGCCTCTAAAAAGGGCAAGCCGGGACATAAATGGACGGAAGAGCAAAAACTGAAATCCAGCCTTATCCAGACTGGAAGAAAAAAATCAGAAGAAACCCGCGCAAGAATGCGGAAGCCAAAATCCGAAGAGCATAAAGCTAAATTGTCTGCTATAAACATTGGCAAAACACACTCTGCTGAAACTCGTCGCCTTTTGTCAGAGAAGGCAAAACTTCAATGGCAAGCCCGCAAGGAAAATGCCGCTAAGTCATTGATGGAGAAGTAACTTGGGCGGAAAATCCAGCACTACGTCGCAAACGGTGTCCATTCCGCCAGAAGTTCTGGCACGGTATAATGCTGTCAATGCCCGCGCTGAGACCGTCGCTCAACAGCCCTTTACTCAATACAGCAACGATCCGAGCGCCTTTGTTGCGCCGCTAAATCCTACGCAGATTGCTGGCATTCAGAACGTGAATGCTTCTCAGGGGGCTGCGGCCCCCTTTTATGGTGCTGGCTCAGCCCTCACGATGGCAGGAGCATCTGGCGTTTCGCCGGGCGCTCTGGAAGTTGGCAAATACTACAACCCGTTCACTGAAGCCGTCGCGGCTCCGACCTATGCTGCCCTTCGTCAGCAGCAGGCTCAGGAAATGCAGGGCTCGACTGCCAATGCCATTCGTTCTGGCGCTTTTGGTGGCGACCGCTCCGGCATTGTTGCTGCCAATCTTGCGCGTCAGCAGCAGCTTGGCACCGCGCAGGCTATGGCCCCGATCTATCAGGGCGCATATCAGCAGGCGCTTCAAACAGCCCAGCAGCAGCAGCAGACCGGTCTTTCGGCCGAGCAGGCGAACCTTAACCGCTACCTTCAGGCCGGTCAGCAGATCGCTGGCCTTGGCACAGGCATCCAGCAGGCCCAGCTTTCTGGCGCTCAGGCCCAGATTGCCGCTGGCACAGCACAGCAGCAGACGCAACAGGCTGGACTTCAGGCTCTCTACAACCAGTTCCTTCAGCAGCAGGGCTACCCGTTCCAAGTCGCCCAGTTCTTGGCGAACATTGCTATGGGCACTGGCGCGCTGTCTGGCAGCACGACATCGACTACGCAGCCTGCGCCGTTCTTCTCTGATCGTCGCCTTAAGGAAAAGGTACGTCGCATTGGCGAGACCGATGACGGCCAGCCGATCTATCGCTTCCAGTACAAGGGCGACCCGAAGGAAATTACACACATTGGCTTTATGGCCGATGAGGTTGAGAAAAAGCATCCCGAAGCTGTCGGCCTTGCCGCTGCCAGCGATGGCAAAATGTATAAGACTGTCGATTACAATAAGGCCACTCAGCGCACGAAGCGCTCTGACGGCGGCCTTCTGCCGGTCATGGACGAGAACTCTATGGGCGGCGCGGTAAGCGACGACACGGCAGGCGAGGGTTTCTATCGCGGCGGCTTTGCTGGCGGTGGCGCTAGCGGTATTGCTGGAGAAGACCTTGCGGCTATTCTGAAGTCCATCGGACAGCCAATCCAATTCTACGGTGGTCAAGAGGTCAAAGGTCAGGGCCTCGCTGGGAAGCCCGGTTATGTGCCGCAAGGCAATCTGCCTGTGCCGAAGCTGATGACGGCTGGCAACGCTCCGCAGCAGCGCCCGTCAGGCCTTGCCGAAGCCGCTAAGACTGGCGAGCAGATCACCAATCTTTATAAGACCGGAAAGGGCATCTACGACTGGGGCAAGGGAAAGCTCCCCAGCTTTGGCGGCGCGACTACTGAAACAACAGCACCCGCAGTACAGGCCCCGCCTCCTGCGAATGTAGGCGTCAAGCCTTCCGATGCGAACTATCGCGCGTCTCTCGACAATGCTGGCACGGAAGCCTCAGAGCCGCTGAGCGGGCTTGGTGGCCTTCAGACGGCTGAGGCTCCGGACCTGTCTGGGTTCACTGACATTTTTGCAGCGCGCGGTGGCGTAATTTCGTCTCACTATGCTGAAGGCGGTGAAGTTGACAGTGACACGGATGCTCCCGAGGGCATCTATAAGCCTGTCGGACCCGGCATCAACATTCCCGACGAGAAGAGCAAAGCGAAGCTGCCTGAGCCCGGAAAGCCTCCGCAGCAGCAGTCCAGCGGCTTTGGCGATATTCTCAGCGTGGCATCAAAGGTTCTCCCATTCTTCTTGGCCAAGGGCGGCGTGGTCCCTCATGGCTATGCCGAGGGCGGGGCTCCTGAAGGTGAGTATCAGCCGTCAGACGATGAGCTTGCCATCCGGACAATTCTTTCCGAGACAAGCCGTAACCGCCGTGGTGAAATCAATCCGCAAGAGGCTCTTGGCATTGGTGCTGTCATTGCCAATCGTGCAAAGCAGCGCGGATTGTCCCCCAGCGATGTTGTCCTTCAAACAAATCAGTTTGAGCCGTGGAACAAGCCGGGCGGCTCAAACGATCCGATGAAGTGGTCTCCGGAAAGCCCGCAGTATCAGCAGGCCGCAGAGCTTTGGGCAAGGGCCAAGGGCGGTGAAGACCCCACGGGCGGCGCTTCTCACTTCTGGGGACCGGGCTCTCAGTTTGCACTTGGCCGCGCTGCTCCCAAGTGGTCCGGCACTGGCGCTCCCCGCTTTGGTGGAACGCAGTTTGAATATGTTGATCGCAAGCCGAGTGGCGAAGCCGCTATTCCCAGCGAGCGCGCTTCTGAAGCGCAGGCCGCACCTCGCGCTGCCAATACCGAGAGGGGCCTTTATGTTCCGCGTGAAGAGCGCCCACGCATCGGTCGTGAAAGTGGCATTGGCGACATTGCTCGTGGCATTTTGCCTGAAGGCGTCCCCACATCGCAGGATTTCTGGGTCCCTGCCCTGTCGTTCGTTGGCAGCATGCTTTCATCCAAGAGCCCTTATCTTGCCGGTGCCATCGGTGAGGGCCTTGTAGGCGGCGTGTCTGGCTTTCAGACGCAGCAGAAAACGCAGATGGAAGCTGCCAAAGCGGTCATGGATATTGTTAAGGACCGCTTTACGCGCAGCATGGATAACAACGGCAACGTTGTTTTCTTTGACACGCGCACAGGGCGCACGCTTTCTGCCAATCAGGTGGAGACGGCTGCCGCTGAAATGCTTCGCGCTCAAGGCATTGACCCCCGCAAGTTTGGGTACGGCACAAGCGCCCCCGCAGAGCCTATCTCTGGCACAGGAACTCGCTCTGGGACAACAACGGCTGCGGCACCGCAAGCGCCCGTCACACAGCCGACAGCGCCAGCGCAGCAGGCCGCCCCATCCGGGCAGCAGCCGCAAGCCAAGCCCGAAGAGAGGAGCGGTGACTGGCTAAATACACCTCCCGATAAGGTCAATCTTTTTGACAAAACTGAAAGCCAGTTGAGGGATTACGCCGAGCGTTGGCCTGAGCATTTTGGTCTCAAGGGCCAGAATGATCCTCGGGCTATTCGCCGCGACCTGAATGACATGAAGGTAAGGTATGACCGCCTTATCTCTAGCAGCGATCCTCAGATGCGCGCTCAGGCGGAAAGCCTGCGCACACAGATGCAGGCCGAGCAGGCGCGTCTTGATGGCATTCTCAAGGGAGCGACATCGCTTCAGATGGAAGAGAACAGGGAGCTTGCCAAGGCAACAACCCAGTCATCTGCCAAGTTTGAAGAAGAAATCCGTGCGCGCGCAGAGCGCTATAATGATGCTCGCGGCATGCTGACACGTCTGGCTGACATTTATAGTCGCTTTGAACCTAGCCGCGCTGAGCAGGCAAAAGCTGACATTGCTGGATGGCTTCGCGGCCTTGGCTTCAACGCGGTCGCTGACAAGGTTTCCAAGACATCCAACTTTGATGAGGCGATGAAGATTGCGCTGACACAAGCATTTGGTGTCGTTGGGGACCAGAACCTCTCCCGCGCTCCACGCACAGCGCTTATCGAAGCTGTCCAAACAGTCCCGTCCCCGACGCTTTCGCCGGGAGCAACATACGCGCTTATCGCTCGCCAGATTGGCGAAATGGATTATCTGCGCTCCCGCGATCAGGCCTACCTTGACGCGGGCCGTGGCAAAAGCCCAACGCAGTTTCTTATGCGCTTTAATAGGGACCCCGAGCAAAAAGTTGAGCGTTACATTGGCAAGGCCTTTGAGGAAATTCCTGTCGGTCGCGGCGTAACGATGGAAGAGCGCGAAAGTCTGGCAAAGACATTCCCGCACACTATAAGGCCGATCCAAGAACGCCGTGCTGAAGAGCCTCGCCGCGCCCCTGCCGCACCGCAGAAGGCACCTGAGACACAGACACAGGCTCCTGCAAGGCCCGCGCTAATTACAGTGCCGCCAAAGGTTGGCACGGTAGATGACGGGTATCGTTACAAGGGCGGAGACCCTAACTCTGAAACCTCTTGGGAAAAGGTCAAGTAATGGCTGGTCCTTGGGAAAAATACGCTCCGACGAGCGAGGGCGCAGAGGGTGCTGGTCCTTGGACAAAATACGCCCCGCCGTCTGAGCCGGAAATTCCCGAGAGCGCGCGAAAGACCGCTGAAGCATACGGCGCTGCCAAGCCCGTCGAAGCTGCGCGCCCTGCTTCTGGCAAAGAGGCTGGCGAGCGCACGGCGCAGGCGTATGCCAAGGCTGCTGCTCCGACCGATAAGCCTTCAGACCGGGTGCCATACACTCGCGGCCAAGAGCAGTATGAGCGTGACGTTGCGATTGCTGGTGAGCCGACGACATCTGGCGCGATCAGGTATGCTCTGAAACGGGCGTCAGACGCAGCCACAATGAACATTGCCAAGCATGGTCGCGTTTGGAGCCAACTTCCGTCAGGGCTTTCTGAAGAGGAAAGTGTAGCGGTCGGGGAGGCTGGTCAGCGCTTGCGCCGTCGCGGTCTTACCGTGTCACCCACTGAGACAAGCCGCTATCAGCGTATTTCCGAAAACATCCCTTCTCTTGGCCAAGAATACGCCCGGAAGTTGGCAGAAGAAAACGAGCGGATGGCGGCTCAAGGCCGTCAGTATCCGATTGCCGGGCCTGCTGGCGAAGTCGCTGGTACGGTCGGCAGCATGCTCCTCCCCGGAGGCCCTATTGCCAAGGGCGCTCAGGCGATTGAGCGTGGCGTTGCCTCTGTGCCGATGATTGCCAAGGCAGCGAAGCCCTTGGCTGCTTCTGCCGTTGGGGCAACCACGGGTGGCATTGGCGGCTTCTTGAACGAGGGTAGCATTAAAGAAGGCATTCAGGGCGCTGCTATTGGCGCTGTATCTGGCCCCATGCTGCAATTTGGCGCTGAAAAGATTGCGGCCTTTCTTAGGAAGTCTCCTTCCGCTACTGTTTCTTCTGCTGTCGATGACGCATTCCGCGATGCGCTCGCTCAAGGCCGCGTCACGCGCTCCGATCTGGACGCCATTAAATCCAGCCTTGAGGCTGTGGCCGCCAAAAAGGGAACATCACCAGAAGCCGCCAAGGAAGGCTTCCTGCGGGCCACTGGCGTCGAAACACCAACACGCCAGCAAGTCACGGGTGAGCGCGCCATTCCTGCCGTCAGGAACGCCCCAGAGGTCAGGGCTGCGTCCGACGAAGCGACAAGCCAGATCATCAAGAACCTTCAGTCCACCGTCCCCACGGTTGCTTACAATCCGGAGACGATTGGGCGCACAATCTACCAGCTTGAGCGTCAGGCCAATAAAAAGGGCAGCGAGGCCTACGAGGCTATGCGCGGCATTCGCGGCCAGTTTGACGATATGGTGTCAACAAACATCATGCCCTCAATCCATCAGTCTCTTAGGCACAATAATCTGCCAACAGACTTTAGGAATGAGCCGCTTTATCCGAGGGCTAAAGAAGCCTACGACTATCTCATCAACAGCTTCACGGTTGGCAAACTTCCATTTGCTCGCATGGAGGATATGAAGAACTTTGACCATGTTCTTCAGACTTTGAACGAGTACCGCCGTCAGGCAAATCCGAAAGATGCCATTGCCATCGGCGCAATGATCGACGGGTACAAGAAAAACTTCTTTGAAGCTCTTAACAACAATATGTTCACGGGCAACTCTGCCTATGCGCTGAAAAAGGCTCAGGAAGCGCCCCAGCTTTGGACGGAGTACAAGTCTCAATTCTATGGCAAGAACAAGATGGAAGACCCCATTTTGCGCCGCGCAATTGACAAGTTTCGTGATAGCAACGGGAACATCAATCCGAAGTACACGCAAAGCTCTGGCGAGGCTGCTCAGGCTATTCTGAGCGCCAATCTCGTAAAGCCTCAGCTTGGTCCAGCCATCTATGACAAGCTTGAGAAGGTCATCGGTCGCGGTACGCCTGCAATGGATGATGTCCGCAATCAAATCCGCGCGTCTATCTTCAATGTCGGTACTGTGCCTGCTGGAAAAAGTTCCGAGCTTCTTCTGGCAGATCAGATGACAAAGTTTGTAAAAACAAATCCTGAAATGGCTAGGCGTGTTTTTAGTCCAGATGAAATTCGTAACATGCGCCTTGCCGCTGAAGCGATCCGCGTTGTGAGCGCTCGTCCGATGAAGGATGCGGAAAAGGCCAGCAAGTTTTCAGAAATTGCCAACAAATACGGCCTCTCCGCCATTGCGTCTGTCGTCGGCGGCGCAGCCTCTCACATCAGCGGTATGCCGCCCTTCCTTTCTGCGCTGATTAGCGGTGCATCTGGTCTCGGTGGGCAATATATCTCCAGCGTTCAGCAGGCAGGCTCCCTTAGCAGGAAGATTGAGCGCGAACTCGCTGGCGCTCCCAAGGCGGCTCGAAAGTCACCCCCGACCTCTCTGGCACCGCCTACGCCGTCAACGCTTGGCACAACGGTTTTTCCGTCCGAGGCAGAGGGTCGCGAAGGCGGCTACGAACCGGGCAGGCCCGCTCGCGCTTCTGGGGGTCGCGTGAAGAACGCCCAAGCCGAAGCAGAAAGGTTTATCCGCTTGGCAGAAAGCCACAAAAAGCGGATAAATCAACAGACAGAACAAATCCTTGAGACGCCCGATGACCATGTGGCTCAGGCTCTTGAGGTTGCCAACCGTCACATCTGAGGTGTGAGAAATGACATCTTCCTACACTTCCAATAAGTCTTTGGAGAAGCCCGGAAACGGCGATTACGTCGATACATGGAACATCCCGGTCAACGCTGACATGGATGTTATCGACCAAGCGCTTGGTGGCGCGACAAATCTGAACGCCACGTCTGGCTCAGCTACTCTTTCGGCAACACAGTACCGCTCTCTGCTTATTGGCGTGACAGGGGCGATGTCGGCTTCTGTGGTCTACACAATCCCATCTGGCGTCGGTGGTCAGTGGATTGTCAGGAATGCAACGACCGACGCGACTGGCGGCCCTTGGACGGTCACGGTTGCGTCGGGCGGCGGCGGCTCAAGTGTTGCAATTGATCGCAACGTCAATGCGATCATCTTCTCTGACGGCACGAACATTCGCGTCGTTGACCCTGTTGTTGGCAACAACAGCATCACAAATGCCAAGCTCGCGACCGTAGCCACCCAGATTTTGAAGGGCCGTTCGACTGCTGGTGTTGGCAACGTAGAAGACCTGTCAATTACTCAGGTTCTCGATTTCCTGTCCTCAACTCAGGGCTCTATCCTTTATCGCGGCGCTTCGGCTTGGCTGGCACTGGCTCCGGGTGTGCTTGGCCAGCTTCTTTCGTCTGGCGGGCCTTCCGCAAACCCGGCGTGGGTCAGTAAATCCTTTGCCACGACATCGTACTCAAACCTTAAGATTGATGTCACATCCGATACTGCGGCTACAGTGACGGCGAATAGTCTTTCGCTCGTCTCTGGCGCAGACAGCGTGATCCTGAATAACTTTAGCGGCAGTATTGCCACCGGAACATCCGGCCTCAATGGTCTGGATAGCGGCTCTATTGCCAGCAACACATGGTACTCTGTTTGGGTTATCTCAAACGGATCGCTCTCCGGCTGTCTGCTTTCTACAAGCGCGACCGCGCCTGTCATGCCGTCTGGCTATACGTACAAGATGCGTGTTGGCTGGGTGCGCTATGTGGCAACAGGTCTTGCGCGCACAATTCAGCGCAATGACACGGCTCAGTACAAGATTGTCGCGGCGTCTCAGACGCCAAATTATCCGATTATTGCCTCTGGCGCCGCTGGCAGCGTTGACACGCCTACATGGGTTGCTGCTGATGTCACAGCCTATGTACCCACAAGCACTGCATCGCAGATCATCATGGGCCTTTCGTCAGCTTATAATGTTATGGTCAATCCAAATGATCTTGCTGGCGGGAGGACAAGCTCAACAAATCCGCCGTTTGCAAATTCAAACGGATACGGCGCTTACACCACCATTAACGTGCAGATGGGTCTGGAAAGCTCCAGCATTTATTGGGCGAGCAATTACTCAACCACAAACTGCATTGCCGCTCATGGTTGGGTCGATAATCTCTAACGCCGGTAATCTTTGACCGGCACATAGCACAAGCGGAAATGCTCTTCGCAGTAGTGCCGCTTGGTTGCCTCTTCCCCGCAATATAGCGTCGTACCGCTATTATCACGGGCCGTTTTAACAATATACCGACACATGGTTGAGGTCAGGCCAAGGATGTCCACCGGGCCAGCCTTCTGTGTCTCTTTGGGTTCGTTGAAAAGAAAAAGCTGCATGCCGTTGACCTCTATGTAGCTCGGAGCCTTCTTAGGCGGCGCGCTTGTCGTGACAGTTGCTTCTGGCTTTTTCTTATTATCGTTCCTGCGGACTTTTCCGCTGTTCTTCTTATCTCCATTGGGATCGCGAGCCTCAAGCTCGACGCCTCGGCTTCTCATGCGGTTGACGCGGCCAAGTATAGCCGAGCGTGTTGTGCCAAGGACTTCGGCAATTTCCTTGCCTGTTAATCCCTCGGCCCAAAGAGCCACGATAGCCTTGTCTCTGGTTTCCTTATCTGTGATATTAGTCATTGCCGGTTGCTTCTACCTTTGTTGGCAATTGGCACTCTGTATCTACGCGAAGACCACTTGCCTCGCTTGCAGCAATGCTTGCGAGGTATTTTTTGTGGGTACGGTAGCCATGAAGGCATGTGGTGTGGTCACGATTTCCAACAAAGCGACCGATGATAGGGAATGACAGGCCCATCATCCTAAGCTCGTACATGACCTCTTGCCTCGCTTTGACAAGCGCCCTGTCACGACTTGGCCCAGCTATCTGCTCTGGCGTGAAGCCATGCTTTTCAGCAATCTCAAGAACCATCGCCTTGCACTTTGATGGCTTCATGCCGTTGATGATTTCGCGATTTTTCGTAACGTATTCCCGGTAGGCCATATCCGCTACTTCCCTGCGGCGCTCTTCTGCGATCTTTGCTGCCTCTTTTACGTCGATTATTCTTTTTTCGGGCGGCTTTTGCTTCTTCGCTATTGGCTTGGCATTGTATATGCGCTGGCGAACATTTTTGTAATGATTGTGAAGTTCTTCAAGTGTTTGCATGGAATTACCACCCAAGCTTGCGTTTCACATCTGGCCACAAGTCAATGACAATACACACGCCCATGATTGCCAATGTCACGTTTACAAACGTCAGAAAGACAGCGACCATTAGACTGAGATACCAAGCCATATCTTACCTCATAGCCAGACGAATGTATTGCTGCTTGTAGGTCTCAGGACGCCGCGCAAGGCGCTTGTTCCAGCCACCGACGCCCGCAACGTGACACGCCGCCATCTGCGCATGCGTACGGACCCCCGAACGAATACAGCTCGCCATATGGGCAATACCGACACGAACCCCGTAATCACACTCGTTGAGCCGACTGCCGTCGAACCCCAGCGCACGCGCAGAGGAAGGCAGGACTTGGAGTACGCCGCGCGCATGGCCGTGACGCGTGCGAGGGCCGACCGCGCCGCAGTTGTAGGAGCTTTCGATCTGCGCAAGCTTGAGCGCAGTCTTGACCCATTGCGAGCCCAGCCGCGCCTGCGCTTCACGCGCAACGATTTTTGCCACGGCTTCTTTCTTTGCAGGCATGTGCTTTGGGAGCGTGCCGTATGGGCTACGGACTTCGTTGACCAGCGGTCCCGTCCAGTTGCTCGTTTTGTCACGGCTAAAGAACTCCGCAGCACCCATGTCCGCAAAGGCGGAAACCGTTGTAGCAAGGTAAAAAGTTGCAATAGCAGCTAGAGCTATCCTGATTTTCATTTCCACATTCTCCACATAATCATGAAAGCTGCCGTGACGACAGAAAGCGCCACGACAGCCACGTAGAGAATTTCGTCAGGACGAAACTTCTGCATTTTCTTCACGATAATACGGAGCAAGGCGAGAAGCCATAGCCTTAATATCATCTTCGACAGCTACGACAACGCTGCTGTCTTGCCGTGCGAACTGCGCTGCGAAAGCCATGTAGTTGATATTGTCAACGTAATGGTCTTTCTTTGTGCGGCTTTCTTGCAAGCGCGCCACTTTGTTCATGGCAAGGATCATGGCGACATCGTACTTGCTGATAGGCTTGTTCAAGGCAATTGTAGCAAGCTCAGCGCTGCGCTGGAAGCAGGCGTCTTCCGGGCCGTACTCTTTGCCACGTTCGGTAATCAGGGATGCGGCTTCTTTCAGAACTTCACGATGGTTCATTGTTACCTCCGGTTTTCGGATTGCTTGATGCGGGAGAGGCGAGCAACACGCTCCATTTCTCCCCTTTGGTTGGTCCGACTTGTGTGACCGCTTTCTTGCCTTTCGGAGTATTCGGTCACTTTTCCAATAAGATTGGTGTTCACAATGATATGGCCTTTGAACTCCCATTCAATCTGGCCATCGTTGAGAACGCCTACCTTATAGAACTGGCGCACGTTTACGAACTCGTTCTGCGCGATATATTGGCAGAACTGTTCCATACTTGTAATGCCGTCACATTCGCAAGTGATTTGATGCACAAGCGACCCTTGTGAAGACGGCATGTTCATCGTCATTTGGAATTTTATTGACGGCATTGGTTTTCCTTTATTGGACTGTGTGGGTCTTTTCGCTGTCTTCGTTTTCTTCGTCATCTTCGGATGACCCAAAAACATTCCCGAGAGCGTCAACAACAGCGCGAGCAGCGATAACCCCGAAGAGGGCCTTCATTGCGTCCATGCGCTCTTCTGACGGGATCATGGAAAGAATGCTAGCCGACACAACGGATATAACATTCATGCAGATATTCACTTCATGGCCGTCAAAAATGGTTCCGACCTTTTGGGCCAAATCTTCAACGGTCTCCGAAATGCGCGTGATTTCTTCTGTGTTCATCATAGCTTCCTCGTTAGAGCTTCATTTCCGCACGTTTGGTAGCCTCATGGCTCTGCCATTCGTGGAACTTCATTCTAATATACTCAAGCTGAACTTTCAAGAGCGAAGCTTTGTTTCTTGCCTCGACCATTGACTTCACATGCTCAATCCACTCTGGCGAAGCCTTCACTGTCATTTCAGCACGGCTTACAGGCATATCGCCAAGGGCAGTCATCATCTGCGACAGCATAGCGCTCTTGGTTTCTTCCAAGAGGCTAGCTGCGCAATCAGCATCAACCCATTTCTTAGCGATGATGCGGAACTGTTCGCTAAGGGGTAGATTATCTGTCATAGGAATTTGTTCCTAGAAAGGGATTTCGTCGTCCAAGGGCTCTTGTTTCTTGCTTTCCTTCTTGTGGTCGGAATTGCTTCCATTGGATTGCTTGTCACGGAAACTAAACGAAAACCATGCGTTCCCGTTCTTGTCTTTCTTGACCCAAATGTTGACCCACTTCATAGTGCCGTCAATCATCGCTTCCCCGGTATAATCAGCATGCTTGTCGCTTTCCTTGCGCTGATTTTTGAAAGCTGATCCGGTGTTATCGCGTGTTTCCCAAGCCATTACTTGTCCTTTCCGTACTTCTCGTTGAATTTCGCAACCTTTTCATCAAGCTCCGCAAGGAATTTGATGACCTCGCTCTCAAGAGCAGCAATCCTCTGCTGATCGCGCTTAACACGCATCACAATAAGCCTCATTTCTGGATGCGGCATTCTTGGATCAAAGCTGACAAAATCGCACCATTGACGGCCCGTGCATGCCATCTGCCACATCATTTGTGTGACGTATTTTTCTGGCACCGTTTCTGACAAAATAGTTTCAATGTGCGTGGCGCTGTTAGGGCATTTGATCTCTACAAGGCCATCATCGCCAATAAGGCCGTCAGGGCTAGCGCCCGATCCAACTATAAACGGATGGGGAACGAACCCGGTTTCCAGAACAAGCAAGCCTGTGGTCCCCTCAAACTCAGACCTAGCCTGTTCTTCCGTTTCCGTTCCCCACACCATTGCAGGCGAAGAGAATTTCTCTGTAGGCCTGCCGGTGATGCGCTCTATAAGAAGTTCTGCCATGTAATTAGCGCGGGAAGCCCCGTAGCCGCTCTTTGTACGCGCGACAACATCAGAGACGCGACTTGCAGTTACCTTGCCAACCCTCGCGGCAAACCATTCGTCAGAGCGCTGTTCCATGATTAGCCTTCGTCCTCGTCCTTGGGGGAAAACTTCGCGTCAGCATCAGTTGCCGCTTTTTTCAGGCGAGCCTTATGCTTTGACGAAAGCTTTGCGCGCCCGGTTTCGCCAATGTCGCGGAACCAAGAGGAAAGCGCTTCCATGCCAAGATTGGCTTCTGCCAATCCTTCGGTGAAAAGCTCTTCGGACACTTCCTCGGCCTTGACCTTCTCGGCCTCGGCTTGAACGCTCTTCACGGCTGCGTTGCCATCATCGTCTTCCGATGCGATGCACAGGATAGACATAATCCCATAGCGGCGCGCATAGGTAATAGCAGAGCCGATGCCGTGCGGATCATTTTTTCCGACAGGCATTTGCAGGGTTTCAGCGAAGAACTCACCTGACTTATGGAGAAGCATTGTCTCCACTTCGACCACAGGACCAGCCAAACGCGGAAACTGGATGATTGCCAACCCATTCTTGGCCAAGGGCTCGCGGATGACTGCCCTTACAGCGGCGAGGTCCGCGTATTTTGAATTGAAGAAGCTGTTCTTTGTGCCCTTTGATGCATCGTCAATCATCCCTTGGGCAGCGGATAGGGCGCCCGCGATTTCAGAAACTCCGTCCGACATTTTCATGTCTGTCTTCCTCATGCACGAATTGAGCGTTGTTCTTGTATAGCCACTGATCTAGGAACCCGGCGCTGTCAAAGCCGTTTTCGTAGAATAAGTTTCGGACTAGCTCGGCTATTTCCTCCGTCTTATCGGTTAAGGTATTCGCTTCTGTGTCCACCAGCCAGACGTTCTTGGGAGCCTCTATCTGTCCAGCGAATATAAGGTTTGCCATAGCCTCTGCGGTCTGGAAGTCGCCAAGGCGGGCCTCGCTTAACCAAGGCTCTTGGTACTTATCACTCCAAGGGGAAGAATTGAACGCCAGATAGAACTGCATCGCTTATCTCCAATTGATTTGCAGCATTACGATACAGCCAAGTATTTTTGTGGTCAAGCCCATTCGCTCATGATAGCCTCGGGGCATGAAGAAAGCCCGCAAAACATTCTACGCTCAAGAAATCATAGACCTGTTCTATGCTGGCAAAGATACGCTTGAAATTGCCAAGATTTTGGGTGTTGCTGAGAGCGACATCTACAACGTCCTCGCTTTTGCCAAGGCTGCAAAGGAAGCGTTCAATGACGATACGCCTGAGCCTCCCGTTTCCCCCATCCATGAACCGTTTGTGGAGAGCGAGTAAGGGCGGAGGCGTCTATAAAAGTAAGGCATACACCGATTGGCGCAAGGCTGCGGTCTGGACCATCGTAGCGCAAGCTCGGGGCTTGAGGCCTATCCCCGGAGCGTATAAGCTCAAGCTAGAACTGGTTCGGCCAGACAAAAGATACCGTGACCTTGACAATATGCTTAAGGCTGTCAGCGATGCTCTGACAGATAGCGGGGTCATTATGGACGACCGCATGTGTGAATGGATAGAGGCACGCTGGGTTAAGGATGGAGACCCGTGCGTGGTCACGTTGGAGGCGATAGATGGCAAAGATAACGATTGATATGCAGATCGCGGGAATGGAGCGGGCGGTTATCAATTTGCAGGGATCAATAGATATTCTGCGTGGATTGGTGGCAAAAAAGGCAAGAGACCCAATTGAATTGCAAATGAAAGAAAGTTGGCTGCCGGAATTGCAGGCGGCGCTGGAAACTCTGAAATTTGTCAAAAATAATCAGGACGCAATAAGACAGGCTGTCAGGAAGTAGCGTCTTAATCCTCCGTTAAGACCTTGACGTTATGTCTGGTTTATGACATAATGTCTGGACGGAAAGTCTTAATGGAGGTTTTAATGACTAAAGAACCATGCGCTTTTACTAATCCCGCATTGTGGCGCGCATTTTGTGCCGCAACAGAGCGTGATATTGCGCCGTCCTACAATTGGACAGAGCAAGATGTCCGGTTTTGGTTTGATGAAAATGATAAATCTCAGGCTGAAATTAAGGATTTCCAGACAATTAGTCAGGACGAAACGTCCTCTTTCTCCCCGCCGGACACGCCTAAACAGGACAAAGTGTCTCGTCACAACGACGAATTGAGGGCAGAATTTGCCACCCGAATTTATAATCTGGATTTCACCGTGAGGGAGGCGGCAATCAGTTTGGGCGTGACAGAACGCACCATTAGCCGCTGGCTCAATGGCCATGCCCCTGTGCCAAGGATGGCGGTCATGTCGCTTGAGCTGCTCGAATTGAGGGGGTAGTGTGTAAAAGTTGAGGCCCCGGAGTTTGCCGCTCCGGAGCCTCGTATCACAACCCGCGTCCTGACCGCGTGTTGAACTTAAGCGGATATTTAGCCGCTTCTGCTCAATCGCGCAAGACCTAACTTGAGTATATGCGCGATGGGATACCACGCCAAAGAGTGGGCCTTCAAACAAATCGTTGGATGCTGTCAGGACAAAATGGTGCTTATCGCCATTGCTCACTATGCGTCCGACAAAGACCGCACATGCTGGCCGTCAATCAATAGCTTGGCAATAGATTGT